CATCGGCGATCAGATTGTATCCTTTGCAGGGGTGATCTTCTGGCCGATCTCCCGAAATGCGGGACGATTTAAGCCAATCTTTGGGGTCTCGCGTGTGGTGACACTTCCCGATTATCAGGGGTTGGGATGCGCCTTTGTGCTGATTGATGCCGTGGCGAGCGTCTACACGGCCATTGGTCGCCGATTCAGAATTTACCCAGGACACCCGGCGTTTATCAGGGCGCTCGATCGCTCTGCGAAGTGGCGACTGATAAAAAGACCAGGGATTACCGCAACGAACAGAAGTGGAAATATCGGCGGTATAGTAGGCGGACGACCCAACGCTGTTTTTGAGTACGTCGGGCCGTCCATTGAGAAGTCAGAGGCGGAACGGGTGATGAGTTATTTCACGGCAAATAAACGCTCCTGCGTGGGTGCCGCATGAAGCAGATCCAGGTTCCCCGACTCAATGACGCGCCCCAGATGAACCCGCCATTCATCGGCGCGTTTCTCGAAGCGGGCGATTTCAACGACCATCCAGGGGCGGTGGCGCCCGTAGCCGTTGACGAACTTCACGCGACGCCAGGGCTTGGCGAACATGCGGTCGTACCGTTCGGTTCTGCGCCGGTACTCGATTCGCTTTTCCCCGCCCAGGATCGCGACGAAATACTCAACATAGAGAGTCAGGTGAATCGTCTTCTCCGCCGGCAGCGTGATGGCCAGGGGTCTCATTTCTCCCCCTTCCGTGGCCGACCACCCTTCTTCCCATTTTCGCGGGATGAGGCGGCTTTGCGGTCTGATTTCACCCGGCCAAGGGCGGCGGCTGCGGCGCTGGTCCCTAATTTCTTCCCGCAGAGCGAGCAGGAGAATCCTTCGCCGTCGAAAATTCCTTTGGTGGATCTGCCGGAATCGGTATCATATTTACCCTCATACTTACGCTCCCATTTTACCGCGCACTTCATGCAGATTTTGCCTTCCGGGAATCCACAACCATCTGGATATTTTATACCTATCTGCTTTTCCATGATACTCTCCTTTCTATTCTTCTATTTTGAGGTTTGCTTTTTTGGCGGCGGCGATGACTGCATCCACGGAAGATTGGGTCATCGTTCGCCCGCCTACGATTTTCCCATCCAAAAAATTGATCCCATAAAAGGGCTGCAATTCCGTGGAGGAGATCCGGTTGATGATCGATTCATATTCTTTCCCTTCTTCGGCTCTCACGATCATGGTGCTTTTATTCCCGGCTACGATCTTCATTCCCCTTACCTCCTGTTTTATTTTGGTTTTGTCTCTCTGTTGGCCCTAATATATATCCTAACGCTAGGAAAAGTCAAGGATTATTTTAAAAAATGATTACAAATAAAATCAAGAGGTTAGGCATATGAAAGGCGGAGCACGACCGGGAGCGGGCAGAAAAAAGGGGCAAAAGGACACCAAGCCACGGAAGGGCACGGAAGCCCATGCCGAGAACAAATGCCCAAAATGCGGACACAGGTGGTGACATGGCCCAACGACGACGCCCCGGCGCAGGCCGGAAACCGATCCCGAACGTGATCAAATTCAAAACCGGCAATCCCGGCAAGCGGCCGCTGAAGAAAGAACCGACGCTCCCCGATACCGGCATCCCCGATCCCCCGGTGCATCTGGACGCCTATGCCTTGGAGGAGTGGAGCCGGGTTGCGGACGAGCTTCACACGATGGGCGTCCTGTATCGGGTGGATCAACAGATTCTTGGGGCGTATTGCGATGCCTATTCCGTATGGCGTCATGCGGTGGAGGCTCTAAGGGCGCGGGTAGAAAAAGCGGGTGGGAATGAACTCGCTGGATTGATCGATACCACGAGCAACGGGAATGTTGTCCAGAACACCCTGCTTGGTACGCGGAACAAGGCTCGTGAGGATATGGTCAAGTTCGCACAGGAATTTGGGATAGGCGGGGTCGCACGGGCGCGGCTGGCGATTGACCCGGCGAAGAACCCCGGAAGCAAATTCGACGGACTGATCGGAGCGAAGGTTGGCAAGAAATAGCGAGCGCGTAAGGCGGATCATCCGGTTTATCGAACAACTCACCGTGCCATCGGGGAAGGGGGAGGGTGGGCCCTTCCGCCTGCGTCCGTTCCAGAAGCGGTTTATCAGGGACATTTACGGGCCGGTCAACAAGGACGGTTGCCGGGTCGTGCGTCGGGCGATCCTGTCGGAAGCGCGGAAGAATGGGAAGTCCGCGACCATTGCCGCCCTTGCCCTCGCCCACCTGATTGGCCCGGAGGCGATCAAGAATGGGGAAATATACTCGGCTGCCACGGAACGGGAACAAGCGGCCCTCGTTTTTAAATATGCCAGGCAGATCGTACAGGCGGACCCGGAATTGTCCTCCATGATCAGGATCGTGGACAGCACCAAGACCATGCTCTGCTATGCCAATGGCAGCACTTACAAGGCAATCAGCGCGGAGGCCGGCAGTAAGTACGGCTATAACCCCACAGTCGTGATCTATGATGAGCTCGCCCAGGCACGGAACCGCGACCTGTACGATGCCCTTGACAGTTCGATGGGGGCGCGTCTCGAACCCCTCATGATCGTGATCAGCACCCAGAGCAACGACCCGCAGCACATCTTGTCGCAGTTGATCGATGACGGTTTATCCGGCAATGACCCGACAACCGTTTGCCACCTGTACGAGATCCCGGAGGACGCGGACGTTTTCGATGAGAAGCATTGGAAGCTGGCGAACCCGGCATTGGGTGACTTCCGGTCCCTCGAGGAAATGCGGACGGCGGCGAAGCGGGCGAAGCGTATGCCGTCGTTTGAGGCAGCGTTCAGGAATCTCTACTGCAATCAGCGGGTGGACGCTCAGTCTCCCCTGATTGCCGCGCAGGAGTGGGAAGCCTGCAAGGGGGCCGCCGTAATTGAACCGGGCGCGGAGATGTACCTTGCCCTTGACCTGTCGGGGAAAACGGACCTGACGGCGATTGTGGGCATCACGAAGGCGGACCCGTCGAATGTCCGGGCGTGGTTCTTCAAGCCTGACGAAACCCTGCACGAACACGAAACGCGGGACCGGGTGCCCTATGCCCTGTGGAAACAGCAGGGATTTATCGAGACGACGCCGGGGAGGGCGATTCAATACGACTGGGTGGCGGCACGGCTGGCGAAGATCAGCACGGAGTACAACGTGGCGGGCATCGCCTTTGACCGATACCGGATAGACGATCTCCTGAAGGCAATGGGCGACATCGGCCTTGACGCCTACGTTGAGGGGAAGGACAAGCCCCGCTCCGGCGCGTTGAGGATGGTCCCGTGGGGGCAGGGGTTCAAGGACATGACCGTTGCGGTTGAGGCTTTGGAGATCGCCGTCATTGACCGGAAGCTGGTGCATGACGGCAATCCGGCCCTGCGATGGAACGTGTCAAACGCGATGACCGTATCCGACCCAGCGGGGAATAGGAAGCTTGACAAGTCAAAGACCCGGTTTCGGATCGACGGGGCGGTGGCCCTGGCGATGGCATTGGGGCTGAAAAGCCGGGACATGGCGCAGGAAGCGGGGCCGTCCGTCTATGAGACTCGCGGCCTGATGGTCATTTGAAGGGGGGGCGACATGAGACAACTCAGATTGCAGGACCGGACGCTGACGGAAGACGACGTTTTTGTGATTGCGGAGATCGGCAGCAATCACGGGGGAGATCCGGACTTGTGCGAACGGATGATCTGTGAGGCGGCGCGGGCGGGCGCGGACGCGGTGAAATTGCAGAAGCGGGATAACCGGGCGATGTTCACAAAGACCGCCCTGGCGAAGCCTTACGAGAACGAGTTTTCTTATGGAAAGACCTACGGCGAGCACCGGGAGCGGCTTGATTGGTTCGGGGAAGCTGAGTTTCGGCGGTTCAAGGCCGTGTGTGATCAGTTGGGCGTCCTGTTCTTCGCCACGCCGTTTGAGCCGGGAAGCGCGGCGTTTCTGCATCGGCTCGGAATGCCCCTGTGGAAAATCGCATCCTGCGACGTGACGAACCATCCCCTTGTCGAACGGGTGGCGTCCTACGGGGAACCGATCATCCTGTCAACGGGCGGGGCGTCCCTGCGTGACCTGGCGATCCTGTGCGACAAGCTGAACAAGTGGAATCCGAATTATGCCGTGCTGCATTGCGTGTCGCTATACCCGAATCAGGACCACGAATTAAACCTTGCCGCGATTACCCGATACCGTGAGCTTTTGGATGACAAGTTGATCGGCT